ATGGTAATATTTTTAGAATCAACTCAAATGGTACTTTAGATACTACATTTAACCCAAGAGCCTCATTCTCTTACGCAAATACCGGAAATGGGTTATATGCCACATCAGCAGGAGGTGGATATACTATAATAAATAGTGGATCAAGTATTATAGTTGGTGGTCAATTTTTAACATATAAAAACACATCAACCCCATATGGAACAATAATTGATTCTACAGGAGCTATATCCCAATCATTTAATATTGGTAGTGGATTTAATAGTACTGTAAGAACCTTTGTAACCCAATCTGATGGTAAAATTCTAGCAGGAGGTGCTTTTACTACATATAGTGGTTCCTCAACTAATACAACCCGAATCATTCGCTTAAATGCAAACGGTACCCAAGATACTTCATTTGTAACTGGAGCAGGATTTAATAGTATAGTATATGATCTTAGAATCCAATCAGATGGAAAAATAATAGCAGTAGGTTCATTTACTACTTATAGTGGTTCCTCAACTAGTGGTATAGTTCGTATAAATACAGATGGTACTAGAGATGCTACTTTTAATGTTGGAAATGGATTTACATCAACTACAGATGGTTTCCATTCATTAATCCAATCTGATGGAAAAATTGTAGCAATAGGTGCATTTACTTCATATAGCGGCTCTTCCACCAATCGAATAGTTCGAATCAACACTAATGGTACTCGAGATACTACATTCAATGTAGGCACAGGATTCGCTTCAAACCCAGAAGCAGTACTTTTACAGTCTGATGGAAAAATTGTAGTAGTAGGTGCATTTACTTCATATAGTGGCTCTGCTATTAATCGAATAACTCGAATAAACACTGATGGTACTCGAGATACTACATTCAATGTAGGAACAGGATTTGGTGGAACGGCATATTCTTTAGCACTCCAATCAGATGGTAAAATAATATGTACTCATTCAAATTTATCATATAGTGGTTCTACATCAAACTACATAACACGAATTAATCCTAGTGGTACTTTTGATAATACATTTAATGCGAATGCAAATACTTCTCTGTCCACTGTATCAAATAACCCAAATAGTTTAGTAATCGATAACGATGGTAAAACATATTGGGGAAGTGGTTTTTCTACTTTTAGTGGTTCATTTACTCCAAACCGTATAGTAAGATTAAATACTAATGGATCTGTAGATGAAACATTTAATCAAGCATTCCCTAACTTTCCCAATGGTACCGGAAAAGGAGCTAACAGTACAGTAAGCGCAATTTTATTATTATAAACTTTTAAACAATTAAATTTATGACACTTAAAGAATTTTTACAAAACAAAACTTTAGAAGCCGTTGAATTAATCGATTTTGATTATAACCAAATTATTAATGTTTATGTTGGTGGGGCCGGCTATGGTTTAGCCATAGATACTTCAAACATCCCTGCAGGAACCCCCTTAGAATATAGAACAGATTTTACATTAGACGGAGATATTTTATCTGTAAGTGATTTTTCAATTAATACAAATGATATAGAAATGTTAGGATCCTAAATATTATGAAGTATTTTTTTGCTAAATTTTACGATATGTATACTAGAGAGAAATTAACTCAAAGATTACAATTTTAGATTAATTTTTAACAAAAGATATAATATTTATAACAAAACATAATTCAACTTAAAATGGCAGAAACTTTATTATCACCTGGTGTATTAGCTAGAGAAAATGATCAATCATTTCTAACAGCTCAACCTGCACAAGCCGGTGCGGCTATATTGGGCCCAACAGTAAAAGGTCCTGTTGGTATTCCTACAATAGTTACTACTTATACTGACTATGTGAATAAGTTTGGTGCAGCTTTCATTAGTGGAGGAGCCCAATATACTTATTTAACATCTATCTCAGCTTATAACTATTTTAATGGTGGGGGTACTAGCTTATTAGTAACTCGTGTTCAAAGCGGATCTTGGACAGCAGCTCAATCAACATTTATAGCTAGTGGTTCTTCACAAGTAGGAACTTCAGTATTTCAATTAAAAACTTTTGGTCAAGGGGTTATCATGAATAGCTCAGGATCAGAAGATTCAACTGGAGCTTTAATTAATGGATCTGGTGATAACTTAAGATGGTCAATTGTATCTAGAGATACAGGTTCAGGTACTTTTAGTTTAATTATCCGTAGAGGTGATGATACACAAGCTACTCAAACTGTATTAGAAACTTATACTAACTTATCATTAGACCCAACATCTCCTAATTATATTTCTAAAGTAATTGGTGATACTTACCAAACAATTAATACTTCAGATACAACTCCATATGTACAATCAGTAGGAACTTATCCTAACAATTCATCATATGTTTATGTATCAGCTGTTAATTTACCTACTCCAAATTATTTTGACAATGCAGGTAATCCTAAAGCTCAATATACTGGGTCTATTCCTGTACTTCAAAGTGGTTCATTTAACAGTGCTACTGGAGATTTATTCTATGGTGGAAGTGCTAAATTCTACGAAAATATTACAGGAGCAGTTAATGTTCAAGGTGTAGATGCTACTAATTATACTACTTCTATTGATTTATTATCAAACCAAGATGATTATAAATTTAATGCAATTACAATCCCTGGTATGATTGGAGATAGTGGTAATAACTATACACAAGTAGCTAATTTAGTTAATATGGTTCAAACTCGTGGTGATTCAATCGCTGTAATTGATGTTGCTCCTTATAACTCAACTTTAAACACTTATGTAAATAACGCAGCTGATTTTAACACAAGCTATGCTGCTACTTATGCTCCTTGGTTACAAACAACAGATCCTACTACAGGAAATTTAGTTTGGGTACCAGCATCTACTCTAATCCCAGGTGTGTACGCATTTAATGATACACAAGCTGAACCATGGTTCGCACCTGCAGGTTTAAATAGAGGTAGCTTATCTACAGTAGTTAAACCAGAAAGAAAATTATCTCAAGCTAACAGAGATCAATTATATTTAGGAAATGTAAACCCAATCGCATCATTTACAGGTGCTGGAACAGTAGTATTTGGTCAGAAAACATTACAGAAAAAATCAAGTGCTTTAGATCGTGTAAATGTTAGAAGATTATTGATTGCTCTTAAATCTTACATTTCTCAAATCTCTAATAACTTAGTGTTTGAACAAAACTCAATCGCTACACGAAATGCCTTCTTGAGCCAAGTTAACCCATATTTAGCTTCAGTTCAACAAAACCAAGGATTATATGCGTTCCGAGTTGTAATGGATGAATCTAATAATACAGCAGATGTAATTGATAGAAATCAATTAGTAGGTCAAATTTACTTACAACCAACTAAAACTGCTGAATTCATTATCTTAGATTTCAATGTTTTACCAACAGGAGCTACATTCCCGGCATAAGAGTGAAAAAATATAATATTTATAATAAACAAAACTAAAATAAAATAAAATGGCAATTTTAGATTCTAACGAAATATTTTTCACAGCCTTTGAACCTAAGGTACAGAATAGATTTATCATGTACGTGAACGGTATTCCATCATATACAATTAAAGCTGTATCATCAGTAGGGTTTTCTCAAGAAGAAATCGTATTAAACCACATTAACATTTACCGTAAAATAAAAGGTAAATTAAAATGGAATGACTTAACATTAACATTGTTTGATCCAATCACTCCATCAGGAGCTCAAGCAGTAATGGAATGGGTACGTTTACACCACGAATCAGTAACAGGTCGTGACGGTTACTCAGATTTCTATAAAAAAGATGTAACTATCAACGTGTTAGGTCCTGTAGGTGATATCGTATCAGAATGGATTATCAAAGGTGCGTTCATCAAATCAGCAGAATTTGGTGAGTATAACTGGGATAACGAAGCAGCTGCACAAAACATCTCAATGGTGTTAGGTATGGATTACTGCATCTTGAACTACTAAAAGAAAAATTCATATTTTTTTAAAGAGAGCTTGGCTTTTGTCAAGCTCTTTTTTATCTTATATATGTATAAACGATATAAAGTTATTAACAAATTAAATTTATGGAAAAAGAATCAAAGTTTAAATTTCCTACCGAAATGGTAGAATTGCCATCTAAAGGTTTATTATACCCTAAAGAACACCCTTTATCTTCTGGAAAAATAGAGATCAAGTATATGACTGCTCGTGAAGAAGATATTTTAACTAATCAAAATTATATTAAACAAGGAATTGTAATTGATAAATTATTACAATCTTTAATTATTACTAAATTTGATTTTAATGACCTCTTAATGGGAGATAAAAATGCAGTTTTAGTAGCAGCTCGTGTATTGGGTTACGGTAAAGACTATGAATTTTCTTATGAAGATGAACCCCATTCAGTAGATCTTTCAGCATTAGAACCTAATGAATTATCTGAAAAGTTAATTAAAACCCCAGGAGTAAATAGTTTTGAATATGAGTTACCTCATTCTAAAAACAAAATCAAATTTAAACTATTGAATGGCCATGATGAGCTTAAAATTGAGTCTGATTTAAAAGGATATAAAAAAATTAATAAAAATGCTAGTCCTGAATTATCTACACGTATTAAACATCAAATTATTGAAGTTAACGGTGAGACGGAACAAGCTGCTATTAATGATTTTGTAGACAATTATATGCTCGCTAGAGACTCAGCATCATTTAGAGCTTACTACAAACAAGTCAACCCCGATGTAAAAATGGTGTTCTATCCTAATAACGGTGATGAGGAGGTCACTATCCCTATGGAGGTTGGATTTCTTTGGCCTGACGCCCGAGTATAGACTTCTTTTATTTAGGACACTGCATGAAATAGTATATCATGGTAAGGGAGGGTACCCTTATGAAACAGTGTATAATATGCCTATTTGGTTAAGAAGAGCCACCTTCAACTTTATTGATCAATCAATTAAAGCTGAAAATGAAGCCAATGAAAAATCTTCAGGTGGAAGTTCCTCAAATTCTACGAATTTGGATTGGGCAAACCCTAATAAAAATTTAATACCAAATAGTAATAAGTCTACTACTCCTCTATATAATTCAAAAGGTGCGAAAAAATAGTATCCTTTAATATTTATATGGGATAAAAAATTTGTCTATGGCTAGTAAAGACGACGCAGAAAAAGTAAAAGCAAAAAATATAGAAGAATCAAACGAAGCTTTATCTGAACAGATAGATTTAGCCTCTACTTTGAGTGATAAGATGTCTTTCATTGTTAGACAAATGAAAGAGAAAGGATCACTTGATAAAGCTTCTGTTGATCTTACTAGAAAAGCTGTCTCTTTAACTAGAGATATGGCTTCTGAATATGAATCCTTAAAAGATGTTCAGAAAGACATAGCAAAAAATGAAAAAGCCCAAAATGATATTAAAAAGCAAATCCTTGCCTTCCAAAAACAAGGAGGAGATGCTTTAAAACGAGAATTAAGTCTTCAAAAAACACTACAAGATAGTCTAGCTAAAGCAGAAGAAAAATTAGCGAAGATGAATTCTGATAAATCTCTTGGTAGGAAAATAGACGAAGATCTTTATAAACAAGCCCAAGAGACTCTTTCTAAAAAATCAGAACAATTAAAAGTTTATGAAAAAGGATTATCTTTTGAAGCTCAACAAATTAATTTACTCCAACAAGCTGGAAATGTTTTAGAAGGTAATAATGAACACCTACAAGAACAGCTAAGGCGACAGGAAAACTTAATGAAATCCCAGTCTTTATTTACGGCTGCTTTAAGTGGAACTAACAATTTGTTAGGTAAATTAGGGATGGGGAATCTAGCTAACAAGTTAGGTTTAGATGCTGCAACCAAAAAGGCTAAAGAAATGACTTATGCCTTAACTGATGGTGGTAAGAAAGGTCTTAACATGTTCCAAAAAATGAGAATTGCAGCTGTTAGTTTTGGAACAGCTTTAAAATCATCTTTGGGACCATTATCACTTTTATCAGGAGGATTTGGTTTACTTAGAGGAGCTATAGGCCTTGCCCAAAGTGCTTTCAATAAATTTGAAGAAATAGGCCAAAAAGGTCTAGAAGCTATGAAGTTATCTAGTGAACGAGTAACAGGATTATCTCGTGAATTAGGTATTACGGTTGGTTTAGCCAGTAAACTCTCAGGTCAAATATCTAGTGTAGGTGGGTCAATAGGAATGACTGCTGAAATGGCTATTAAAGCTGGGGGTGCTGTTTATAGTGCTTTAGATGGTGCTGAAAAAGCTACAAATAAAACTTTAAAATCTTTTATGATTTTAAGTGGGTATGCCGGTGTATCAGCAGATGCTTTAAAAAGTATGCGAACAATGGCCAAAGAAACTGGAGAAGATGCTGGGGTATTAGCTGATAGAATGGCTAAAACTGCAGCTTCTTCAATTAAATCCCAAAAGGTCAATGTAAGTTTAAGAGGAGTTATAGAAGGTGTCTCTAAACAATCAGCTGTAGTAAGAGCTAATTTTGGTGGATCAGTTGAAGGGTTAACTAAAGCATTTGTTCAAGCAAAGAAATTAGGTTTTGAGCTTGAAAAAATGGAAGATATAGCTAATAACTTATTAAACTTCGAAGAATCTATAGCTGCCGAAATGGAAGCAGAAATGTTATTAGGTAAAGAGTTAAATCTTGAAAAAGCAAGAGAAGCTGCTTTAAATAATGACATGACTACCGTAATGGATGAAATAGCCAAAAACTATGGTTCTCTTGAAGACTTTCAAAAAATGAGTAGAATTCAACAAGAGGCTGCAGCTAAAGCTATGGGTATGAATAAAGACCAATTAGCGGAAGTACTCTCAGGAACCAAAGCTAATAAAGCAGAAAACACAGAGATGGTCCAGATTATGGAACAAGGTACTAAAGCTCTCCAATCTGCTGCTTCTTTAACTGAACAACTACAAGCCATGGATGAAGCCAGAAATGGAGCATATGGTGAAACTGGTGCATTATATTTAAGATTTAAGGAATTAATGACTGAAATTACCATAAAATTAGCTCCTATTTTAAATGCATTAATGGAGGGGTTATTTAGTATAGTAATGCCTATTGTAGAGGCTTTTGGTAAGTTAGTAACTGATACTAAAGTTGTTAATTCTGTTACTAGTGGTATTAAAGGCACCTTCCAAACAATTAAAGAAACTATAGGCCCTATTGTACAAGGTATAATTGATTTTCTTACTAATGAAAAAACTATTGATGTTGTTTCCACTTCAATTAAATCTGCTTTTCAAATAATTAAAGATCTTATCAATAGTGTAAAAGAATCATTTTCTAGTGTTGAAGGTAAAGCAATTAATGTTGATAAATTTGTTGGGTTTATTAAATGGGGGTTTGCCGGAATTTCGGATTTTGTAAAACCTATAGCTAAATTTATAGGTAAAATGGTAGTTAGGCTTATTAAAATTGCCCAAAATCTACTTCCAATTATCCAAGGAATTTTTGAAAAAATCAAACCTATTGTTTATGGTATTAGAGATTTAATAATGGGAATAGTAGATAATTTAACTTCCTTTATTGAAAAATTAACCTCAGGTAATAAGGAATTTACTACTATGGAAAAGATTGTAGGAGGTATTGCTTTTACTATAGGAGGTATTCTTTTAACTATGAAAGCAATTAAACTTGCCCAAAAAGGTATCAATAAACTCACAGATTATTATAAAAAGGTTCAGGGTGTGATCAGAGGTATTAAATTATTTTATTTAAAACTTATGAGAGGTGAAACTAAATTGCAAAAGGGTTTAAATAAATTTACAACCAAAGCTAAAAATATTCTTGCTGCTATGAATAAGTTAAAGAATAAGATGCTTGATTATTTAAAGAAAGAAGGACTAGCAATCGCAAAAAACACAGCAGCAATGTTGAGAAATTTCTTCAAATCTATGGGTAGTGCAATTGCAAAAATCTTCTCTTCATTTGCTCAAATTCCATTTGGTGTAGGTATTCCATTAGCCGTTGCTGCTGCTGCTGGTTTAGGAGCTTTAGCATATTCTTATTTTAATAAAGGGGATGATGTCTTGTCTCCTGGAAGTGGTGGTGGTGGATACGGAAGTCGTGTACTATTTGGTCCTGAAGGAGCTATTTCTCTTAATAATAAAGATACTGTTGTAGCAGGTACTGATTTATTTCAAAAAGGTAATGATGTTGTTAGTCCTCCAACTATGCCTTCTTCTGGAGGTGGTGGTGGTGGTAATGAAGCTATCCTTTCTGAAATGAGAAGAGTAGGAGATTTATTACAACAATTATTAGCTAAAGAAGGAACTGTTATGTTAGATGGTCAAAAAGTAGGACAAGCATTAGTGTTAGGAACTTACAAAACTCAATAATATTAAATATTTATAATAAATTAACAATTAAAAATTAATAATTATGGGATCTTTAAAAATTAAATTAGAAACTGATGGATCTGTTTATACTTCATACGATGGAAGTACTCCATCAACAAACCCATTAGCTACAATAGCTTCACAAATGCATGCAACTCAAGCAGGTAGTGCCGGGTATTCATTAAATGGAAGTGGACAAAGTACAGTACAAGCAGGTTGGGCATCATATAATGATGGATCAGTTAACTTGTTACCTAACCCTAGTAACTTAGATTTGAATGGTGCTACACCTGCTAGTTACCAAAGTCAAGCACCTGTAGGTTCTCATTTCTAATATATGCCATTAGTAGATATAAAAACAGATCTTAAAGCTTTAAGATACGGTAAGGATACACCTGGTGGAGGAGAAAGTAAATATCCTCTAATGAGGACTCCTATAGCAGAAGGTCCTGCTACTGCCGCCGATCCTTTTGGTGCTGATTATATAACTACTAGTGATTTAGGAAGAGATTTTTTAAATAGAGGAGGATATTTACGATATGCTATCCCAGGCGGAGCAGCTTATAGAGATATAGAACGTTTAATTAAACTATATACCAAAACACCTACAGGGTTAAGTTTTAATGCAAAACAACTTTTATTAGGAGTTTTAGCTAGACCTACTCAAATTTGGAATCCTCTTACTCAACCTCTTCAAACCGTCCTAGATGGTATTGGGTTAGGTCATATCCCAGCTTTATTAAATTCATTCCCAAATACTCCTGGAAAAGTTACAGGTCAAGATTTCCTTAATCCTTGGTTTTACCAATTACCTAAAGATTTTAATCAAGAAAAAACTTACGGAAGCGGAAATCCAGCAGATGGTTCAAACCCAATAGTTCAAAACCTTCCTTTTGGTTTAGGTGAAAGAATTGAAAGAAAAGATCCTAATAACGGACCCATTTACAAATATGGGGATAAAAAGGGACAACCAGACACATCCACTCAGGATAAACTGGCAATGAAGCCTTTATACAAAACCCAAACAATTCAACCTACAGATGATGTTATAGATAGTGATATTATTAAATTTCACATTTCTGTAGTAGATAATAATAATCCGGCATATAGAACTTGGATTACATTTAGAGCTTTCTTAACTTCATTTGAAGATAGCTTCAATGCTAAATGGAAAGATATAAATTATGTAGGTAGGGGGGAAAATTTTTACAAGTATGGAGGTTTTGAGAGAGAAATTTCATTAGGGTTTAAAGTAGCAGTTCAATCAAGAGCTGAGCAATACACCCAATATGAAAAATTGAATTATCTAGCTTCATTATGTGCTCCTGACTATTCAGATAGTGGTTTTATGAGAGGAAATTTAATTTATTTAACAGTAGGAGATTATTTAGTAGATCCT